TGGGTGAGCGAATGGCGGTGGCCGAGCTGTTCTGTGGCGCCATGAAAGAGCGCGGAAGCTACTGCGGGTTTCACGCCGGGCTGGCGTACAGCCGGCTTCCCAACGGCCAGAAGCCGGATGCCAAGACCTATGAGCGGGACATGAGGCGGTACGCATGAGCCGCCCCCTCATCACCATGGTCAGCGAGGCCATAGACGCCGAACTGATCCGCCAGAACCCGGAGGCCTTTCGCGCGCTGAACCTGGACGGCGAGCGGCTGGCTCTGGCTGCGATCAAGGCCGTTGCCGCTTGGCTCGACCTGCCAGGGCGGTATCGCATGGCGGCGATTGGCCTGCGTGAAGCCCTGAAGAGGGCAGGCGGATGAACCGGCGCGAGGCCTCCGTCATCGACCGGCTTGACCTGAAGCGGGGCCAGCGCGGCGCCGTCCGCAAGGCCCGCATGGTGACCCACGCCCGCGAGGTCGCCGTCGAGCTGGCCACCGACCTGGAGCCGATCACCGAAGCCGAAGATCGCATAATGCGCCTCAAGGCCAAGTTGACGGCCACGGCCATCGCGTTGAAAGGCGAGATCGGCCCGGCCTCGCTGCTGGCCTTCATGGGCGCGATCGCGGGCACTCAGGCCGACGAACTGCGGAGGGCCAAGTGACGCCCATCCAGATCGCCAGAGCCCGCCGCGACAAGGACGCCAACGCCATGACCGAGCGCGAACTGGCGACGGCCCGGCTGTGTAACTTCCTGACGTCATTCGCAGACGAGCACGGCCTGCCAGCGGCTATGGCTGCGCTCGACCAGGCACGGGCCGAACTGGCCAAGCGACGGTCACATGAGGCCAAAGAGGCGGGGTGGATCGTCTGATGGCCTATGACCTCAAACCCGACCCTGCGGCCCTGATCGTCCTGCCCGCCAACATCGAAGCCGAACAGGCCCTGATCGGGGCCGTCATGTACGACAACGCGGCCATGGAGGGCGCCGAGGGAGTCAACCGTAGCCACTTCCACGAGCCCCTGCATGGCAAGCTCTGGGAGGCCATGACCCGCAAGATTGCGGCCGGCATGCTGGCCGAACCTGTAACGCTGGCGGATGAGTTCCGGGCGGATGACGCCCTCATCGGACTAGGCGGAGTCGTCTATCTGGCCGACCTGATCGACCGAGCCCCGCCGGCGCGTGTGACGCCTTCGCTGGCCGCTACGGTGGTCGATGTGGCCTTGGCCCGCTCGTTGGCTCTCATGGCGCGGGAAATCGAGGCTACGGCCCTTTCCGGCGAGACTGGAGCAAACACCCTGGAGGCTGCAGAGAAGGCCCTGCATGGCCTCGCTGAAGCCGGGGAGGCACAGAGGGGCTTCGTTCCCCTGTCGTCCGCCCTGGACGGCGCTCTGCTGCTGGCCGAGGCGGCCTATCACCGGCAGGGAGGACTCGCCGGCATCTCCACCGGGCTGATCGACCTGGACCAACGACTGGGCGGCCTGGCTCCCTCCGATCTGGTGATCCTCGCGGGCCGTCCTTCGATGGGCAAAACCGCCCTGGCAACGAACATCGCTTTCAATGCCGCGCGAGCCGGCGTGAAGGTCGGCTTCTTCAGCCTGGAAATGTCTGGCGATCAGTTGGGCCTTCGCATCCTGGCCGATGTCGCCGGGATTTCATCGGATCGCATCCGCAAGGGCCGGATCGACATGCACGAATACGCGGCCTTGAGGGACGCCCGGGAGGAAATCGCCAACCTGCCCCTGCAGATCGACGAGACCGGAGCCATCAGCCTGGCCAGACTTACCGCGCGCGCTCGCCGGCTGCAGCGCAAGCACGGCCTTGACCTGATCATCGTCGACTATCTGCAGCTGATCACCATGGGCGGAAAGTCCGACAACCGGACCGTCGAGGTCGGCGCCATAGCGGCAGGACTGAAGGCCCTGGCCAAGGACCTGAAAGTCCCGGTCCTGGCCCTGTCGCAGCTCTCCCGTCAGGTCGAGAGCCGCCCGGACAAGCGGCCCCAGCTGGCCGACCTGCGGGAGTCCGGATCCATCGAGCAGGACGCCGATGTCGTCATGTTCGTCTACCGCGAAAGCTACTATCTCGCCCGTACTGAACCGGAAGCCCTCGACCAGGGCCGACACCTCGAATGGACCGACAAGATGTCGAAGGTTCAAGGCGTGGCCGAGGTCATCATCGGCAAGGCCCGGCAGGGGCCCATCGGCACGGTGCGGCTGTCCTTCAACGAAGAGCTGACCCGGTTCGGCAACCTGGCCCGTGAGGGGCAATACGGTGATGCCCGATGAGCAAGCGCGAGAACTTCTATCGGCGCGATCCGAACAAGGCGCTCTCCGGCATGATCGGCCTCAGCCTGGAGGAGCGCGGCGTCTACAACACCATCATCGACATGCTCTATCAGACATGGCGACCGCTGGAGGATGACCGCCGTTACATCGCCAACTGGTGCGGGTGTGCGGTCCAGAAGCTGAACCCGATCATCGACCGGCTGATCGCCAAAGGCCGGCTGATCACGTTCGAAGAAGGTGGCCGGGTTTACCTGTCTGATGAGGCCTTCGAAGCCGAGCGAGAGGCCATAAAAGGAGCCTCGAAAACGCGCTCAGGTCGGGCAGAAGTCAGGGAGAAGTCAGGAGAAGTCGAGGAGAAGTCGGCAGGTGTCGAGCAGAACCCACCACTTCTCGATGGTGATATTGAGGAAAATCAAGCTGTTACAGCCCTAGAGAAGACAAGAGAAGAGAAGATAAGAAACCCCCTAAGCCCCCCAGGGGGCGAAGCGAGGGAAGGCGATCAGAAACCACCGACGACCCGAAGGCAAAAACCCAGCCCGACAGCCAAGGGCCCGGAGGCCTTCGAACGGCTCTGGGCGGCCTATCCCCACAGCAAGGGTCGATCCAGCCGGCCTAAGGCGCTGCTGGCCTGGCGGAAGCTGGATCCGGACCTGGCCGAGCGCTTGCCGGAAGCTGCGGCCCGGTTTGGCCGGGAAGGCCGGGAGCCCAACCAGGAGTGCGGGGCCAAGGCTCTGGAACGCTGGCTGGCCGATGGCAACTTCGGCGACTGGCTGGAGGCCGCCCCGGCCCAGACCCAGACCGTCCGCCGCTTCGCCAGCGAACCGATCCGCGAGGCCGTCACCGCCCGCCACGGCGAGGACTTCGCCCGCAAGTGGCTCGACAGCTGCGACTGGCAGGAAGTCCCCAACCGGGTGATCCGGGCGCCCAATCGCTACGTCGCCGACCAGCTGATCCGCGAAGCCCGCGACGTCCTGAAGTCCCTGGACATCCACAGCGTCAAGATCGCCCAGGAGATCGCAGCATGACCGCCCCGGCCAAGCCTGTCGCCGCCCGATCCGGCCTGCCGCGCGACCTCGAAATCCGCTTCGACCGGGCGGTCCGGCGCATCGCTGCGGCCAAGAGCCAGGCCGAGCGCGACCTTGCCATGAAGGCACGGGAAGCCGTCCTCGAGGAAGCCGCCCGCCGGGCCGATGCCGCCTGGACCCAGCGCGCCCAGCTGGAGCAGGACACCCTGGAGCGGATGCGCGGCGGCGCCCTGGTGGTCGAGGAACTGGTGACCACGGTCCCGGTCCTGAAGGACGGCGCCCCGGTGTGGAAGCGGGGCCGCAAGGTCATGCGGCAGGAGCGGGTTCTGCGGCCCAGGCTGACCAACCGGGATGGGCTGGAGACACTGCTGGAGGCCAACGCCCTGAATGCGATCCAACACGCCGCCGGGATGCGATATCGGGGCCTTTACGAGGCATGCGACCACACCGGAGGCCTGACCCCGCCAGAGCCGGGCAGCGCCGGCGGCGGACACAAGCGCCAGGACATCCACCCGACCACAGCGGTCATCACCGATCCCGCCGGAATCGCCAAGGTGATCTTCCGGGCCGAGGCGTCCAAGGCCCTGCTGGAGGCAGAGCGCGCGGTGCTGATCACCAACCCGGCGAGCGCCCTCAGAACACTCCGCCTGGTCGCCGGCGAGGGCAGGACCGTCTACAGCCTGACCGGCCGGGGAGGGCGGCGCAGGGCCATCAAGATAACCGAAGGGTTGGTGGATGCGCTCGACAGTCTGGGAGATTATTGGGGATTGCATTAAGCAAAAAACATTGAGCGAGCGGGCATCAAGTGTATAAATTGACGGGCGAATTCGACGCGGGAACGTCGATCTTCGCCCTAACCACCGCCAAACTGTAGGATGAGGCAATGGCTGCGAAAGCAAATACCGAAGAGCTGTTTGATCTGCAATCTGCGTTGAGAGAAACAGCGCCCACATTTGTCTACGTGATTAGCGCCGGCCCGGCGCTTCAAAAGATCGGCGTTGCCAGAAACGCAAGGGCGCGAATGGCCGTCCTGCAAACAGCGGCCCAATCCAAACTGGTGCTAGTCAATGCAGAGCCGGTCCATCCGAAAGACGCTTTTGCGGTGGAAACACGCGCCCACAGATTGCTGGCCAGCCGGCGGGTGTCGGGGGAATGGTTTGTCGTCGGAGAAGAGGCGGCCAAGTTGGCGGTCGAGGCGGGACTGCGCACATTGATGCGCGGCGAACCGCTCAAGCAAGATGTTGCGCCCCCAACTCGCCGAGTAACGCCTGACGGTTTGGTGTCGCTATGGCGGCGCGGGGCTATATCGCAGGAACAGTGCAAGGTTGCGCTGCGCTATAGGGCCGTCTTGGCCGCGCTGATGGAAAGAAAAGCGAATGGGTTGCACCTGTACGCCCCGATCCGCCGTGTTGGATCGCTGAAGGTTTCCGATGAGGGGCTGGCAATCACCTGCCGGTCGTGGGAGCAAGCGATTGGTATGGAGTTTGGCGCTACAGGTGTCATGCTGCTGCGAGAGGTTGTAGGCGCTGGCGCGGCGTTGCGGTCGCACTTTGCGAGCGGACAAAGGCGCTCAAGCCGCGCATGGATGCCCTTGCGGCCGATTCTGGACCGGTTGGAGCAATTGCAAAGCGCGGAAACGGAGAGATTGGCCGCAGCGTAAGAACCGCTTGACGTGCGGACGCGTGTTGTGAATGTATGTCGTTAGATAGCCGATTCGCGCGTGGGGCCGAGGTTCCCCGGAAGCGGCGCTAAATCCACCCTGAAAATCACCAAATCACCAGAGCGCCAGCGGTCACCCGTTCGGCGCTTTTTGCATGAGGCCCAGCCATGGCGTTCTCGACCGATCCGACCGAGTACCCGCCGCGCTCTGCTGTGCTCATGAGCGCGGACGGAACGCTGGTTGACATCGCGATCATCAGCCAAAGCCCGACCGTTTCAGCGTCCCCGGCCTATTCGGCAGGCGATGTCGTCGGCTCCAAGCTGACCTTCTCCAACGGCGTCCTGTCTGCCGGCGGCAAGGCCATGCTTCAGGCCGCTACGGTCAACTGCAAGAGCGCCCAGACTGCGGCCCTCGACCTGATCCTGTTCAACGATGACCCGGCAGCCTCGACCTTCACGGACAACGCGGCCCTGTCCATCGCCGCGGCTGACTTCGACAAGATCTTCACGGTCGTCCACATCACCGACTGGACCAATCTCGGAACGCCATCGTTCGCCCAGGCCAAGAACGAAGGCTTTCCCTACAGCTCGGTTGCCAAGACCATGTATGGCGTCCTGGTCGCCCGGGCAGCGATGACGCTGGGCTCGACGTCCGACATCAAGGTCACGGTCCGCACGATCCGCCAATGATCGGTCTGACTGGGTCCAACATCGCACTGCTGGGCGCCAGCGGGATCGACCCCGACGCTGCCCGGTGGATTGCGACTGTCGGACAGGCCAACGTCAGCGGTCCCCGTGGCCGGATGGTCTCTGACACGATCCGCGAACTGAAGGCCGGCGGCGTCTGGGCCGATCTGGACTTCCTGCCGGTGCTTTGCGCGGAGAACACCGCCCAGGCCTTGGTGGACTGGAAAGCCCGCAAGACCATGACGCTGATCAACACGCCGACGTTCACGGCGGATCGCGGCTATGCCTTCAGCACCTCGGGCCTCAATACGGGCTTTGTTCCATCAACCGACGCGGTGCGGGCAACGGGCACGTCCTTCATGGCCGGGTCCTATGAGCGGACCAACGTGGCCGATGGCAACCGGACGATGGGGGCCTACGCCAGCCCGACCCTGAATGTTCTGGTCCTGCCGAGAAACGCCAGCAATGGCACGGCATTCCAGATGAACACCAATGCGCTCATCACGGCAACGGGTGTCACGGACAGCCGGGGCCTGACTGTGGCAGTGACGGACGGCGCCAACGCCACCGGCTACAAGAACGGCGCTGCGGCCCTTACCGTTGCGGCCACGAGCGCAGGCACCTCGCTGATCAATCTGGCCCTGTTCA